TCTTGGTCAAGCGACCCTCAACCATTCCAAACAAGTCAGCAACCATTCCTAAGAAAAGACATAGCCACTATCGTCAGAAGAAGGGGCCTGCCCCCTTCGACGACGGTGACCACGTTTTTGACGGTCGACCGATATTACGTCTTGTACCTGTACGTCATATCAGTCCCGTCGTGCCATTCACTATGAGAGAAACAAATAAACATTTTGTTCAGATCAATGATAGTGAAGACCTCTTGGGTCCGGTTTTCGACCACAACGTTCCTCTGGTTACTGGTAATGATCTGCATTCACTTCTTGCTGCATTCAACAAGAGATGTAATTACCATAGTAATGAAAGAGTTGCTGCACCAATAATCAAGTCCGCGCGCGACCTCGCGGACCTCGTTTTCCCTAACATGCCCCAGTTTAACTGGACCGAAGATCTCTTTGATCGCTGGCTCGAGAAGTTCGACAGCGTCAAACAAAATCGGATGCGAGATGCTTTAAATCGCATACATGAAGTAGATCGTCGTCGCTTATCAAGCAAAGAACTCATGGTTAAGTGTGAAGTTCTTTTGAAGCGCAACGACCGAAATTGGGCACCCCGTATCATATATGTCGGAAGTGATGAGTACAACCTTCTGACTGGGCCCATCTTGAATCATTTTAACAAGATGTTGGTACAGGCGTTAGACGAGTTTTCCTGCCCCGAAGTGGCCGTGTGTTTTGCCTACGGTAAGAAAGATACCCTGATATCCAATTTTCTTGCCGGTGATCCATTCCAAGATAATTTCTATGAAGGAGATTTTTCTTCGAATGACAAAACACAAGTTCGGGATGTACGTGAAATTTTGGGTTATTGGTTATTCCGGTCTGGTGCCCCCCCTTGGTTCGTATCCCTTTACTTGACTTTGTCAGAAAAAATTCCTGTTGTTAATCGTGAGTTCGGACTCGCAGCCACGATAACTAATCAGCTTGCCACTGGTGCAACTGATACAACCGCACGAAATACGGTTTGGAACCTCTGTCAATGGTACTCGTATTGCAAAAAACGACTTCTCACGAACACACGCGTCGCCATTTTGGGTGACGACATAGCGATAAATTGTGGCCGACACCACATTGAAATTGATGATTGGGTGCATCATTGCTCTCAGGCTCAAATGATCCTTAAAGCCTCTTCCCGCAGGTTTTATTGCGATCTCACCTTCCTATCACGTTTCTTTATTCCCGCCAACGACGGTAATTGTATGGTGCCTCTCATAGCGAAGGCTTTATGCAGGTTCAATGCTCGCGCGAACCGCAACCAGGCAATTTCGGACGATCAATATATGGCTGGGAAGTGTCTTAGTTACGCCTATGAATTTCGCCACGTCCCTTTTATGGTCCATTTCTTCATAGAACGCTTCGCTTCTCTCGACGTGCCTCTCAATGAAATTGAGTTGGCGGACCTCACCTGGTTTAGTAAGCAGGACGTGACACAGGTCCAAGATGTCATGTCCGCCATACAAGGTGAGACTGTTCTCTGTGACGATAATGGCTTTCTCGATGTTGTGATGGCCAAGTATGATTTGGGGTTATCAGATATGGATGACTTATGCTCTCAGATTCTTTGTTCTGATGAGCGGATAGTGCTGCACGATCAGCGGTACCACCTCATGGCTCATGAGGTTGAGTGAACGATTAAAGCTTGGTCCCCTTAAAGGACCCGGTGTGGGAGATACTGGAGCCCAAACCCGTTTACAC